GAATAGACGTAATAGGCTGTCCCCATGTAAATGTACTCAACTGATCCCATGTATAAGCTGCAAGTTGGCCCCACGTAACTCCGAAATTTACAACTACAGGAGTAGCCTTACCCTTGATATATCCGTAGTTAGCAATATCAGCACCCCACCAGAACAATCTCTTGTACTTATGGGGTACTGTGAAATCATATGTCTTTGTGGTAATTTTACATACAATTTCCTCGGGATGATTAGTTCCAAACTCTTCAACAAACTCATAGATAGGAATTCTCTGATTAGCTACAGCAGACCCCGCCATATAACGGGGAACTGCCGTAGTCTCATCTCTAATAGGAGCCTTAATCCAAGGTCCAGGATAGTGGCCAGTTTCCCACATACTCCAAGTCTTGGTCTTAAGTCCATAGACATAATACTTAGCAAAATACTTGATAAACAGTCGGTCGCCGATTACTGATACGTATACGGGATCAGCCCACGGCGAAGGCTTGGTGGCATCGTAGACAAATGGAACCTTGTAGTTGATCTTGGTAAAGTTATAATCTGAGACTTCATAGACGCTTTTATTATGAATTAAGTAGAGCTGGTTCTCATACTGCTCCACACAATTCTTATCATACACACCAATTGTATTATTGACCATCCGAACAACGCCCTGTAGCGGAGTATTATCGAATGCATACACATAGGTGCTATCATTCTTGAACATCATGAGGTTATCATTATAGACAAGAATGTCGATTAACTTCTGACCATCCCCCTTACCGACATAAACTGCATTACCTGCGGCCCAACCAGTTGTGAAGTTAGCAGGATCGGTGAATCGAAGTAATGAAGCCGCATCGCCTGTAGCCAAAGGACCAGGAACAATATACATACGTTCCTTATGTACTACAGCAGAGCCACCCTTAGGCATAGCAGCAACAGAAGTCCAAGTAACACCATCCCAGTAACCACCAGCCCCAACACTAGTAGGAGTGGCAATAATCCAGGCTTTTCCTTCATATTGAACCATAGCCGTAGATTGGACAGTAGCAGTGCTAGTCATTACATTCCAGACACCAGACTCATAATACCATAAACCATTACTATTACAGCCAATAAGCTGGATTGTAGCCCCATTTATGTACCAGCCAAGAAGATACATACGAGTAGAGCCAAATGCAGGTCCAGCAATAGTGTAAATAGGAGGTCTAGAGATTAACGAACCGTCTAAATCCAACTCTAAATTAGTGATATTTACTAGTTCATTGTCCTCAAGACCACTAGGATCACTGAGGGTATTCATACCCCCAATAAATGGTCCTAACTTAACCGCATCCCCCGGCATTAGTAGTCCTCAGGTAAGACCGTAATAGTAGGATAATACTCTACGTCAATGTCAGTTGCTTGGGATAATTCATTCACTGAATCTTGCCACTGCTTACCCTTATAAGCTGCTGCATCCCAAGCTTCGTCAGTTTCATAAGCCTGGGCCATACAGTAATCTACAATTGCGTTATGGTACTCTAATGGAAGACTTAATGCATCAGCACTACCAACTACATCAGCGGGTCGCTGAGTAAATTCTAACTTTAACCCACCTGCAAGAGAATTAGAAGGCACAGGGTAAAGATAAAACAGATTAGCCCACCGAGTGTAGACCAAAGGAAAACCCGTGCTTGTTGCTTTGGGATCAGATGAGTTAACATATTCATCGTAGGCAGTTTTCTCCATAAATTGGACTCTCGAACCATCGTAATACATAGTCCTTAGAGTAAGGAGATTACTTGGGATTGGATATGAGTTAACCCCAGCTACGATATCCATAGTGCCAATTGCCTGCAAGACTTCATTCTTATAGGCAATTTCCTTTTGTCCATCATTGATGAACCGAATAATATCAGCAGGTGTGATTTGAACAGACGCTTCGTCACCAAACTTGCGCAGAACTCTGTCGATTACATCTTGCACATTCACTTCCGGAACACCTTTCCATTGTGCTTAAATGTGTGCTTGTGAGAGCCCACAATAGATGCAACCAAATCCTGTCGCATTTCTGCTGCGTCCATCTTTTCTTTTAACCTGATAGCCTCTTGCGCTGCATTCCGTGCGTCCAAGTCAGCAAGAATATTGGGGTTTTTGGTAAGATCGCCACGGAACAGCTTAGCTAAAATTTCGTCGGGCCTATCCATCTCCTCTTCAGTAATTGTGAATACAATGTACTCTTTACGATCACGAGGTCTGTGAAGAATAGCGTACGGAGGACCCTGAATAGCTTCACGCATGTTATAGGGAATCCAGACTAAAAACATTTCACTGTCGTAATCTTGTATAATACTGGCTAAACGCTCATGCTTAGAATTAACCCAAGAACCGTCGTCAGCCACGATGAGAGTGTTGTTCATGTCCATACGGCGATCCTATCAGCTACAGGGCGGTGATTGCAATGTCCTTGAAATGAGGTGCGGCGGCTGCATTTGTCACAGAACCTGTTGAAAGATGGAAGTAGGGTAAAGCTGGCCTATTTTCCACATTAGCAACAGTCAATACAGAAGGTGCTCCGGGAGTGTCTAATCTACGTGCAATAACTTGTGTAGCATTTACTTCGATTTCAAATTCCATCCACGTACCAGCACTAGGTGCAGGTAACGTGTTCTGCAAGTCACCTAGCTGTGTACCAGAACCCGATCCGGCAGTATGCTTATAAATCTGCATATCACCGTCGCCTCGGAATACCAAGTGATATCCATTAGTAGCTGCCACAATACCAAAAGCATAGACCTGGTCGTCCGCCTTACCAAAAGCAATACCAGAATGCTCAGTAACTGCGGGCAGTGTAGGCCACATCATCTTAAAGTTGATCTTGTAGTACTGTGACGGAATAGGACACATAGATCCCATAAGTATTCCCCTGTTGGGTGTCACAGGGAGATATACTGAATCACCAGCATCAAATCGTAACGTATCAGCCTTGTTATTATTCGATTGTGGGATATTACCAGGAGCATTGATATGAGTTGCGAAATCATCACCAGAAAGCAGGGCCGTAGTCCTATTAACATATTTGATGCTAGAACTCATCATGCCCTTAATACCAAGACCAAAGACACGGTCTCGCTGAGAACGACGGTGAATTTCCCACATAATACAAGGCTTAACCGGTACGTGAGCCACCATCATAGCAATCTGGGCATCTGACGTATTATCAGGGATACCCCAATAATCCACATTAGCATCTACTGCATCCATTTGAGCCGAAGTAGTAACATCATCAAGGTACGCCCATACTTTCATACCCTGACCCTTAGCCCAAGCAAGAGACGTAGCACTGTAATGTGACTTCCAAACCATCTTGGTAGTAAATCCAGATAGCCCAGTAATTACTGTTTGCAACGGGACTGTAGCGGCAGTTACCTTAGGCTCAATAAAGATAACTACCTTACCATAGAAAGTGTTAAGAACGTCAGTTAACTTAGGAATAGGCTGCAAAGGATATCCAGAACCTAACTGATCCCTGGCATCTACCATAGGCAGAGCAGCGTAGTTATAGTCTGAAATAGCACCAGCAGCACCGTTACACATACGAGCTAGGGTAGTATCGTGAAAACAAACTAACTGATTATCAGCTGTTAACTGAACACTAACCTCGATAGCCTTAAATCCTTGCGTCATGGCATGTGTGTAAGAAGCCATAGTATGTTCTGCATTCTCATCCCCACCACCACGATGAGCAATGTAGAACGGATTTGTAGATAAAAGGCTAGTGATATCGTAAGTTACAGCTGGGAGATTAAAGAAAGCCTTCTTGTGGTCATCAATGGTGTAATTCTGCGGGGGAGTTAAACCAGAACGAGTGGAATAGAAGGCATATTCCATATCACTGAGACTACCTAATGTTAAACCTGTTTGAGTCTTGAAATACTGATACATATGCCCAGCAAGACTATAGTTCTGGATCGGAGTTAGTCCCGATCTAGTAGAATAATACTGCCATTCCAGGTCGTCAATAGAACCCGGAGTAGCTACCTGAGGGAGAAGCCAAGCGTACTCAGCATCCGCAATCGTCATTTATCTCCTTAAAGCCGAAAGGGGCCCAGGCCATAAGCCTAGGCCCCTTAAGGGAACTGCTATTATTGAATATTAACCCTCAGTAATATCGGCAAGCTTAGCGTGCGCGTTACGCCTACGAGTACCCATCTCAGCGTACTTGTAAAGCGTAGCAGCGTAAGCGTCGAAGCCAACAACTCGCTGCCACATAGAACCATCGCGGTCCATAAAGCCCCACTCAGACTCCTGGTAGAGCTTAATTTCCTTCTCATTAACGAACTGGATTTCACCGTAAGGCGCATCCACATCGACAACAATCGGAATATCACCCTGGTCAGTCGTAAACGAAAGGCCCTCAAAACCACCCTCGAACTTAGTCGTATTAACCATACGCCGCTCCTGACGAAGCAGGTTAAAGTAAGCACGACGAACACCAAGGGAAGTAAATCCAACAGTAACCTTGCTACCCTTAAGCCGAACTGCATCTACGGCCTGAACCATAAGAGCCTCAGAAAGCGCTCGCGGAGTGCCAGCGTTATCTAAAACGTTAGCCTTCCAGACCGGCTCAACAGTCGGGTCAATGTTGTAAAGAGTACCCGAGTTCTTAATAATAGCCTTAAGACCAGTCATCTCACGGTTAGCGTTACCCGTCCGCACTAACACGTCATTAGCTACAGCCGTAGCATCCGCACCAGAGTAAGTAACAACCTTAGTCGTCTGGTTAATAGCCGTGATCTGGCGGTTAGAAGCCTTAACGGTCGGAGTAGCAGCCGCTAAAGTCGTACCATCAATAATATCAATCTGCTGACCCTCTTCAAGGTACTGAGTGCTAGCCACGGTAACCGTGTTAGCACCGTCAGCAGTAATAACAGCTAAGGTACCAGTACCATCACCATAGAACTGACGGTTAGTATCCTTAGAAACGTCATTCTTAACACCAGTAACTTCCTCATCCAGAGCCGAAGCAAAAGACTGGTAGTTACTATCAGCCAGAGAAATAACCTGACCGGTCAGCTGAATAGAACCGTAGAGGTACTTAAGGCCCACTCGCCCAGCCGCAGTACCCTGCTGACCAGCCGCAGGTAAAGCCTCGTTCTCATTACGAGCACCAATACCCTGGTTACGCCGGGTACGAATAGGGAAGACAACATAACGTCCACCTACCTCGTTAGTAACACCCTGGCTAGTGCTCTTAATACGCTTAAGACCGGTAATATCGTCGTTTAACTGGTTTTCAATATCCCCTGAATAAACTTCCTTCAGGATATTCGTTACGGTCTGTAGGGTAGCACCCATTTGAATTATCCTCCATTTTGCTTAGCTTGCGCTAATAAGTCAGCCACGAGCTTTCGACGTGCTGTTTCATCTCTTAAAGTTTCCACAGGAATAGCAGTCGAAGGAGTCCCGCCGCCAGCACCCATAACTACCGGGGCACCGTTCATCTTAGCCTGGTGCGCAGCTAATGCATCGGAGATAGTCTTGTTATAAGCAAGAACTGCATCTTCCAGCGAAACCTTGCCGGTAGCAGCCTTACTAATAACGTAATCTTCGTCAAACTCTCCGTGCTTAGTCTTGAGCTCTTTAAGCGCAGCTTCTAAAGCAGCATCTTCTTCCTGCTGCCTAGCTAACTGTGCTCTCTGAATCTCTGCTTGCGCCATAGTTTCAGCAAGACCTTTAACACGCTGAAACTCAGGATGAGACTCAATATCTAGCGGGTCCGTCTCTACTTCTTCTTCATTTGTAACTGCGGGTGGCTGGCCCTGCTCAGGAGTAATGTTGAAATATTCACTAACAGCCTTAATAAAGGCAGCCGGATCCTGGTTCATAGCTTCATAAACGCCATAAGCTTCATTTAGCTTAACAGGATCAATTGACTGCTCTTTAAACGGCTTATAGGGCTCATACTCTGAGTGTACCTTACCGACCAACTGCTGCACATTGTTATCCCATGCCTTAAGGTGAGGGATAATCTGAGAGTGCAAACTAGTAGGCATCGCCTCTAACAGACTATTCCAAGCTGGATTAATCGCATCTTGGTTATCCTCTGCTACAGGAGGAGCTACTGTAGTGTCATCAGTTGTAACTGCGTCGTCTTCCATTACTGAATCGCTTCCCGAGGCTGTATCGAGTGACCCTGGCCTCTAAGTAAAGGCTACAGGGCCCGTCAAGACCCTGTAGCCTGATTACATTGGCATTTCCTGTTGTGAATCTTGCGGCATAGCTTCTGGACCGGGAACTAATTCTTCACCACTAGCTGCCGGGCCGCCTTCAGGATTAGATCCGTCAGGATTCATTGGAGTATTCATATCACTAGGTGGCGGCATTTGAGCCTGTTGTTCCGCCATACCAATCATCATTTCAGGCGTAGGCATACCTCCCATATGGGGCGCTGCAATAGCAGCCATATGCGCCTGAACATGCTGCTCAAATAATACCTTGTTCTCTTCTGGTAAATTATCGAATGCTTGAGACTTACGGAATCGGTTATGGAATTCAATATGAACAGCGTGATTATCCCAAGTATTAACAGGAACAACTAATACTGGCTGAACAGGCTGTCCAGTTTCCGGATCCATTTCAGGCATTGGTTGCCCTGTAGCCTGGTCCATAACCGGTTGACCCATTTCATCAAGCTGAGGCTTAGGCTGCAAAGACTGTAAAATTAAATCAGGAGCAGCATTCTGCATCTTAAGGTTCTCACGCTGAGCTTGACGCTGATCAATTTGAATAGATTCGTAGAGTTTTTCAACCCCACCAATCTCCATAATCCGCAGACCCTCTTCCGGAGGAATGAAATTCATCTTCATCATATCCATAATCCAAGCCTGCTTAGCAGCCTTAGATGTGGGTAATGCGGAACCGGCTTCCATACGAATATCAGTATTACCGTGAAGATCACTACCCTTAAACATAACGGCATCCCACGAACCGTCAGTACCAGTTACCTTCACAGTACGCTGAACATCCCAGAACTGACTTACGTGAGAGAGTGTCTGCTTAGCGACATTTTCCATACCGTACTCAATAGACTGAACAGTACCAGATAAAACAGTATCATCCTGCTCCTGTAAATAACTAATAGCAGTAGCAGCTGTAACTCCCGGGGGAACCTGTCCACGAGAAACTTCATGCTGACCAGAAATATCGTCCATATCCATCTGAATACGGTCGAGTTCCTGTAGCACATAACTAGGCAAAGGAGTTAAATTAGCCTGAACAGGCGGATTAAATCCTTGCTTATACTCAATTACCTGACCAGGTTCCGTAGACATACGAGAAGTTACAATAGAACCCTTAGCTGCAAGCCACTGAGGCTTAGCCATACGGTTCTTAGCTTCGATAATTTGACCACGAGTACGGTTATATTCTTTCTGCAAAGAGATAATATCCTCAATAACAGAAGTACCATAGAATTTACCCGACTCAATGTGTTCAAACTTAACGAACGGATACTGATTGTGCTGATATGGGTATCCATCATGGTATTGAACTACTGCATCATTAACCACAGTAAACATAGCACCATGAGGAAATTGTGGTGATCTACCAGGCTTAATCCAAACCTCATAAACCATCACACAGTTGTTTTCCATATGATTTGTACCGACTAAGTTTAAGAACGCATCATCCAGAATATCATTACTCTGACGTACATTCTCTGCAAAATCAACATTACGACCAGAGAGACTCTTTTCGTAACGCATCTTAACCCAGTCAACAGTACGTGTACTTACATGAATAACATATGCCTGATTCTCAATATCCGGCTCACGTAAGTCAGGTACGAATACATGAAACGGAGTTTCCTGCTCATAACAGATAGTACCAGGCATGCCAGTTAATTCGTCATAACCAGCCGAATCCCAATATACCTTCATGTAACCAGTGCCACAGATAAGTGTCCACCACATAGTACGTCGCAACGTCTTACGAAGCTGCTTAGTACGGTAGATACTATCCCAGATTTGCTCACCAGCCTGTGCAGCAAACATGTCCTTATCTTCTGACGAAGCAGGAACAACACTAGCTGACGGTTGCTGGGAAGTTACCTTAGCAAGTTCCGTACGAATAATCTTACGGGTCTTGTTAATAACAGGACGAGAACGCCAAGGAGGTGCAGGAGGAGTTACTAGCCTTACGTTATTGCCAGCAATACGTTGTTGAACGACGTTCTGCTTGCCATAAAAGAAAGCTAAATTCATATACCACTGGCGCTCGATCATAGATCGAGCATTTTTCATGTTCTGATACTTATTATCAGTCCATGAAACGATCTTAGCTTCTTGATCAGGAGTTAGCGTTGATCGCTCCAACTCCGAATCCATTTGGCTGTGCAAGTCCAAGTTCGGTGAACCCGGCGGCATCGTCATCGTCATAAGGCAGTCCCTCCAATCCTAACCCATCAAGATAACGCTTAGCTTCTGCCTCATCCGACATATCTACAAATTCGTCAGAGCTCAAGTTCTGAGGATAACTTACGGCCTGTAATGCTTGGTACGTCATTGGATCTTTCGAGGCTATCAAGTTCGCTTGAGATTGGATCAGATTCACTAACTGTTTCTGAGTTCCCGCTACTTTCCAAATCACCAGCGAGCAAATCAATACTAGACTGATACACGGCACCAGCACTGAAAATATTACTAAGAAATTCATTGACTAACTTCTCCTTGCTATGTGCTTCAAGGCGCTCGGCCCTTAAGGTCTCATTTTCTGCTACAATGTCAGCAATCTCTTCCTTGCTAACAAACCCCATCGCCCTTACTGTCTCACTTAAGCAAAAGGTGCAGAAGTAAACGGCGCCATAAAACTCGATATCCATATCAATATCGAGAAAATCACGTCCGTCTCCACCAGGAGAGCCACACACAATACAAGTACCGGGGGCAGCAACGGCTGCCGCCAAGACGCGAATCTTAGCGGCAGCCTGCTGGTTAGTAATAGACATTACTTACTTGCTCTCGTCCTTAACGTCGTCACCATCGGCGTCGCTCTCAAGCTCATCGAGGTCACTGTCAAAAGGATCATTACTAACGTCCTGCTGTCCCTGCTTAGCTTCATCCTCAGTTAACTGAAAATTCGGCTGGTTAACCGGGCCCTCATAAGTCTGCGGAGCCTCATTAACATCAGACTTATAAGACGACTCACCACGTAATGATGGGTCAGGAACTCCACCATCCGTCTGGGTGTCATTATCCCAGTTTCCACGATAAGTCTGGGTGTCATTATCCCAGTCCTTCTGTCGCGGGTCCGGCTCGCCCTGAACAGGCTTCTCCGGCTCATAAGTTTCCATCGGCTCAACATTAGGCTCAGTGCCCATAGCTAAGCCATGACTACGGGAAGCATCACGCTCTACTAACTGGTCCTTAGTAACTAATAAGGTACCAACGTGCGGACCGGGGTTAACTAAGTCCGGCTCCCGACCCTCAATACGAGCACGCTTAACCTCAGCGTTCTCACGCTCTAAATCATCGAGGTAAGGACCACCAGAACGGGTAACTAATCCCTCCTGGGCGTTATAAAGACCGACCTCAGTAAGCTCACGCTTCTGCTCGTCGGTAGCCTCATTACGCTTGCGAAGAATATCGTCCGATCCTGCATCTACCTGATTAACGCTAACTTCAGTCATGCGTTGTTCCTTTCACTTGTCCGGACAACTAAAGGCTACAGGGGCAGTCAAGAGGCAGAATAATCACCACTCTGCTCCCATATATTCATCCATAGCTTGAATATCCCACTCTGGTTGCTGTCGACCCTCGCGTTCCCTCTGGAAATTAGAGTCATAAATTCCCTGAGCGGGATTAACGCCTACAGCGGCATCCAGGATATTCTGAACTGTCTGTGATTTATGTGCTGGGACAGGAGTTAAGTCTGGCATCATTGTGAAGAAATAACGGGCCGAATCGGGGGCATGATCGTCTTTCTTGTGAATAACATCGTACTTGTTATTCGTTCGCTCTGTCTGCTTACTAGCCCAAGTTTTCCACCTGAGCTTTTGCATCTCTCGAATAAGATTCTCACAGTTCTCAGTAATAAGCCAATTCGGCTTACCGTGAGCACCCTTGGATTTAAGGTAAGTGTTAATCTTATTGATGCCCGTCATTACATCATTATTACCTAAAGCGAGGTAAACTCCATGCTTAGCGTATTCGGCTTGAATGCTATCGCCGGTAACGGCTGACCGTTGTGCAAGCGCCGGATCGCATACATTAACATCCGGCACTCGTCCGAGTTGCTTGTTGATTTCATGGATACGGACACAGTGTTCTTCGACTGTCCATTCCGCCTTGTAGTGCTCAAAAAACGTAATAACCGATCCATCAGGATCAACTCCATGCCATAGGACAGCTGTAGGGTTATTGTAGCCATGGTCTAAGCTCATATAAATTTCCCAGAGCTTAGGAATCTGATCCAATGCTGGAATTACATGAATTTGTGGATCAAATGTCTTATAGACTAACCCACCACGGCGAATGAACTTACCCTTAACACGAGCATCTCTATCATCTGCGTCTAGCGCATTAATGAAGGTTTCAATTTCAGTTTCTGGTAGATAAGGATTCTCATGCATATCAACTTCGATAACCCCGATAGTGCTAGGGTTCTCTAAGGAGCCATGAGAATTAATACCCTTCATATAGATTTCGTCATACATCCACTCCATACCCATAATGGGCGTAAGAGTCATCCAATATGAACCAGCGGTATCAATTAATCGCGCCAGACACTCGATGTAGATTTCCTGCGGAGGCTCTTCATCAAAATGAACAAAGTGACGACTTGTACCAGCAAAAGAGTCCAAGTCCTGTTCATATGACATAAACTCACAAGTACTGCCATTGGCAAAGTTAATAGTCCTAGTCTGAGCATCCCAAGCCGAAGACCAAGAGCCCCCGCGTAAATAGCTAGGAGGGCACCAACGTATAAACAGAGGTTTAAGGTTAAGTTCAATACCATTAGTAAAGTCGACACCTACAATCCTCCCTCTTACGGGTGCTTCGGGAGTCTTACGATAAGGATGAGTGCCACTTAACCACCAAATATCCTCAACAATACCTGAGGTAGTCTTACCAGAACGGTTACCACCAATATACAGTCTATGTTGACTAGCGTGACTATGGAAAATTACTTGCTTATCATGTGGGACATATCCAAAGATATTAGGCTGAATTGCCTGTAGCCTAGTTTGCTCAGCTAATGTCTGAGCAACTTCGGACATTGTCAAACGAGTCTTGGGGTTTTTAGCTGCCATTATGTAGTCGAATCTGTAGCACCTAGTAATTTGAGTGCGTTGATAACACTAGCTAAGGCTGTGTTACCACCTTTAGCTCCGGAGATGACCACACCTTCTAGGATTAATCTAGAGGTATCACCATTATGTGTATGATTTCCTGGCGAGGCTTGATCTTTCTTAGGTCCTAATGTATGATGAAGAGCTAATGCACTAGAGTCTGTATCAGCTTTTGAGTGAAACTCTTTTACATCAGCAGGAGTAGCATCACCATATTTACCCCTACCAGTAAGATTAAAGGGGTGACTCATGACTTACTACCTAGCCATGTAGCACTAAAGACTACAGAATCTACCCACCCTTGCTCAACAGAGAATGTACCACCAGAAGTATTGGTAATAGCTGTGTACCAAACGTCACCAGCAATAGCGTCCACTACATCATTAACCGAGAGAATAGTATAAACACCACTACCAGTATTACCATCTCGTGCGTCACGAGCAAGCAAGGCAGCGTTCTCAAAGATAGTTAATGCTCGATACCCACCAGGGAAAGAGGCATTATAATTAGTCTGCGCGATCGCGGACAGTAAATAAAGTCCAGACTTACGACATACGATCTGATCCGTGACAATTGAAGCCATAGCTCCTTCTGAACGAAGAGCATAGCTATCGTAATCAATTACATCAAAGTTAATCTGAGTGTTAACACTATTAGCTGGGAGTGCTCTATCCACCGAGAGACGAAGCTTAGCACTAGGAATAAAGTTATTGTCCAGCTTATCCATATTACCATTAATAGTGGCAATATCAACAAGCTCTGAAGTGGTAGGCTTAACTGCCTGGACCCTATTAGTAAGTGTGCTCATAAACTAAGCCTCTCCGGATTGTTATTGGCTACAGGGGGCACTACCTCGCCTGCTACTACCTCAATATTACTGGGCTTGTCAAGGTGTTTGAAGTCAGCAGAGATTGCCTTTAACTGTTCCGGATTCTGGATATGACGAGAGATAATCTCGAGAATCCTACTTAGCAACTCAGCTACGTTAATCTCTTCATCACGGGAACTATAACGTCCACTGATTTCATAGAAGAACTTGATACTCTGGAGGTCCCCGCGTCGAACATTATCAACTAATGCTAAGTGCGCCTCGGGGAGGGCATCCTTTAATAAGTCCTCAGATCGCTTGCGAAGGTACTCGGAGAATTCGTCCTTCTTTAGTAACTGCTGATACTTAGCTGAGGTCATACCCAGGTCGCTAAGCTTCTTATTAAAGCTCCGCTTATCCGCGAAGTCCAGAAGCGCATTAGCCAAGGCCAATTCATCCGGCGCAAGCCCAGGACTAGGAATCAAGGGGATCGTCCTACGGTTAAACGCATCAATTACTTCTGGTTCCTGTAACCAATTAGACCAGAACTTCTTACTTTTACCAAACGTCTCATAGAGCATCTCGGGGGTAACTAATTTCTTGTACCCCATCCAATACTGTTCAGCGAAAGCAATAGCCCGCCTGTCCCACTCATCAAATACTCTAGCGGTAGTCACGTCTCCACCTATCTACATCCGCTCTAAGTTCTCTCAAGTCCCAACCCATCATAAACCAAGCTGCTTGTATATCATCTGGAACACTACGTTGCTTATTCTTCTCGTACTGCTCGAAGCTGAAAGGATGCACACACCATCCCTTACATACTCCGATCCTTGACAGTCCATGAGTGGTATAGTATCTTGTCAAAGGATGAAGAGAAAGATCAGCGACAGCCGTGGAAAGCTCTTTAGTCTTGGAATAGTCCGGGAAGCGATCTCTAAAGGCCCGTCTAGTATTTCGCTGATACTGGTAATATTCTCTGATTAATTGGGCCTCTGGAATATCCGCGGCCTCACTTAGATAATGTAAGACCGCCTCTGAGGGCCTGGA